TTATTACTGATATCGAAAAACGCGATACGAATAAAAATATATACCGACTGGGGAAATTTAATTTTTAATTTAATACCGAATAAATAGAAGAATGGAAATAAGATAAGGATAATCCGTTATAATATATTATAAGATAAAATGCCTAAGATTGCCCCCGATTACACGAAATCACTTATTTATAAAATAGTCTGTAAAGATTTAAATATACCTGGCTGTTATGTTGGTTCTACTACAAATTTTACTCAACGAAAAGGATGTCATCACGCCCGATCAAAAAAGGATTTAGAAGGGGATTTTTTATATAAAACCATTAATGATAACGGCGGGTGGGCTAACTGGGATATGGTTCTTATTGAAAAATATGACTGTGGGTCAAACCTGGAATTGAGACAACGCGAAAGACATTGGGTGGAAACTTTGGGTGCCGATTTAAATAAAAGAAAAAGCCTAAGAACCGAAGAAGAAAGAAAAATATATGATGCCGATATAAAAAAAATATGGGGACAAGAAAATAAAGAACGTCTTAGAAGTTATAAAGCCGAATGGGCGAGAAATAATAGGATGAAAAAAAAAGAACAAATTAAGGATTAATATTTATATACTCTATATAGAAATGAAGAAGACTACTAAACAGACTAAGGGTGATATCGTTAATTTTTATGATCGTATTCCTAAGAAATATCTGGATGAAAGTGAGAACCATAATTTTGATAGTCATCATATTAAACTGCCTTTTCGAATGTGCGTGGTGGCTCCGTCTGGAAGTGGAAAGACGAATTTTATTTTAAACCTACTAAAAGTTTTTGGACAAGGTAAGGGAACATTCGTGGATGTAAATATCATTACTGCCAACAAGGACGAACCGTTATACAATTATCTGGCTGGTGAATTCGAGGCTATAAGTATTAAAGAAGGGGTTCATTCTACGCCTAAGCTGGATAGTTTTGATAAGAAGTTCAATCATTTGGTTATCTGGGACGACTTAGTATTGAGTAAGAACTTAGATATGGTGGAACAGTTTTTCTTAAGATGCCGTAAGTTAAATGTTTCTGTCTGTTTTCTTAGTCAAGACTATTACTGTATTCCTAAGTTTATAAGGAAGAATTCGAATTACTTAGTCATCTTACATCTGGGCGGTTCTAAGCGTGAAAAAACGGCTATTATGAATGAATGGGGTTCTGGACTGGATAAAGACGAACTGGATGCCGTATATCAAGACGCGACGAAGGAACATATGAGACCGCTTATCATTGAGGGTGGTAAGTGCGATATAAATAAAAAATTTCGTAAGGGATGGAATGACTTTTATAATATGCCTGAGTTTTTAAAAAATATACCAAGAACCGATAGTAAAGGTTTGAGGAAGAAAAAAAAGAAGGATGAGAGTGAAAGTGATAGTGATTAGGATGCCCCCGTGGTGTCATTTATGACGTTTTAACATAAGTATCTAATTGAATTTTAGAACTGCCCATATCTTTGAAGGTTTTGTCTATGTCTTTGATAATATCATTACTGTCTTTAAACTTATCTGTCAAAAAGCCCTTTCTTAACATATTTACACCGACTGCCTTATTGTCAAACATTCTATTCAACCGCTGGTTTAGTTTTACATTTGATAATTTCTGTTTCTTACTATCAAATAATAAATATTCTGTGGGGTTTATAGAAATCCATTTTTTTAAAATAACTGATAAAGGTTTCGGTATATCGACTGTCTGTAAGCCATAAGTTTTTGATGTCTTATAACTATTGAAGTAAAACTTAGAACCTTTAATATAATTATCATTTTTTGTATCTATTGATTTAATTTTAAAATCAACATAATCTTTTGAACGGCGGGGAGGAATATATATACCTGATGTAAGACATAAAATAATAAATTGTTGTATTTCTTGTAAATCATCCATATCAATATTTTTCTTTTTGTAAAGGAGTTTCGAATTGTCTAAATATTTTATAAACAGTTTCGAAATATCTTCTTTTTCAATCCAATTGTCTTTCTGTTTTTCTGTTTTTTCTTGTTTCCCGATTTCTTTATTATAGTCGCCGATATCTTCTAACATTTTCTTTCTGTATATATCATTGTCTGTAATAACAAATAGGGCTGATAAAATAGTCTTACGGGTTGTTATGGGCTTTTCATCTAAAGCTTTTAATATTTCTTTTGTTTTATCAAAATCTTTAATGTCTATATCTATATCGCCGAATGAAGCCTTGTGAATACTTTTCAAAATACTTTTATAGGTTGCTATAGACGACTTAGACAAATTAGGTCTATTTTCAATAATTATTTCTTCTATCTTATTCATTATAACAGTTAAGTATTAACTTTCTTTTAAATTATTTATTATGTTTATCAATTATTATTATTTTTAGAAAAGTAAAAAATAAATAAATTACAAAACACAAAATAAAAATCGTTAAACACAAAAAACTATATACATCATATAGAAGGCTTCGAAGAACCCAGGATGAAAGGAGGAACTATTACAACCAAGAGAGAAAAGCGAGACGCTATCGATAAAACCTATAGTAAGATCGAACTGAGAGATGTTTTACTTGCCAATGACGATAAGACAATGAAAAGGACAGAAATAAGAACACTACCGAAAGAGAGAATGTTAGATATCATTATTGAGAGAAACTTATTACAACCAAGAAAGACAGACGAAGAGAAGATATTAAAGGATAAATATACAGTAGAGGAGCTTAAGAAAGAGGTTAAGGAACATGCCGAAAAGAAAGGTTATGGGGCTGACAGAATTAAAGAACTTATGAAACTGAAAAAACCAGAACTTATTAAATATATTAAAGAAAATAAAGCTTTTGAGGAAGACGAGGGAGAGAAAATACGCTTAGAAGCCGTTAAACAGGAGAAGCGAGAAAAGGCTGTTAAGAAGGAAGAGGACAGGGAAAAACTTGAAAAACGGGCTGAAGAACAACTTGCTTTAAGAAGGGCTAATAAACCTAAACCAGTAGAGGAAGAGAAAGAAAGTGAATGTTGTAGGTTATGTAGAGAGGAGAAAGAAGCTAAGGCTAAGAAAGCCGAAGAACCTAAAGAAGAACAGAAAAAACCTAAAATATTGAAAACTAAAACTCATAAAGTAATACATTTAGAAACCCTTGAGAGTAGTGAGGATGAAGATACAAAAAGTTTTAGAAAGGCTATGAAGGCTAAACGCGAATCCGAAAAACCAGTTAAGGTAGTAGTCCAGGAAAAAATTGAAAAAAAACCAAGTTGGGCTATTCGACAGGAAGCGGAGCCTAAAGAGGAGAAAAAACCTAAGAAAAACCAACATAAGATCGACTTAGAGGCACAATTAGAGGTAGTTGATAAATTTGAAAAAAAAGTAAAAAGTTTAGAAGAGAAAAAAAGAACAAAATTACAACCATTACAACCAGAGGCTAATTTGAAACCAGAGGGACAGGCTATAATGACTAAGTATGGAGCCAAGATAACTGAAGCCAGAAAAAACCTAAGACAGGCTGTAGAAGACTATGAGGATTTGAAACAAAAACATCCTTATTAAGACTATAATTTTATATAATCCATATACATAATGAGCTTTCATTTTCATGACCTAATAGACCATTATCATCGCCGTTTAACAGGTAGAGGAACCGCGACAGATTTAAAAAGTGCTATAGAAAGAGAAGAGATTGAAGAAAGGAATAGAGTTTTGGGACTTAACAGAGACTATGACGAATATACGGACTTTACAGAAATGATGAAAGCAATACATAAAGGAGATGATGATGAGGCTGAAAAACTTAAAGACGAGTTAGACGCCTTGGAGATTATAAAAAACAATGAAATTTTAGAAACCAGAGAACTTGAAAGAATAAAGGGATTACAGAGTAATTTACAGGGATTTCATAATAGACCAGAGGGTAGAAAATTAAAGGAATTGAAAGAAAGGGAAAAAATAATTACTGACAGGTTAGATGAACTTAAAAAAGGACTTAGTTATCACGAACAATATAAGCTTAGTGATAAGCCTAATGTGTATAGTAAAAAGGGTATGATACGAGAAGCTATGGATGATCCAGAATATGCTAAATTAAAAGAAATAGAAGAAAGCCATTTGGTTAGGGGTGATGTTATGGAAGAGAGGCTTTTGAAAAATCCTAAAATTTTAAAATATACGACAGGCGAAGAAGGTATAATTTCGAGTAAAGATAAAAATAATCCTAATTGGAGTAAAGAATTTAAAAAAGTATTAGACACTAAAGATCTCAGTATGTTCCCTATAGACGGTATAGGACATAAAAAGGCTTGTGAAATAAAAACACTTACTGAAAGTTTTAAAACAATGAGTAATAAAAAAGGAGCCGAGGCAGATAAAGGGATACATATAGGGGGTATTAAATTTGGACTTAATGTTATATACAATCCAGTATTTACTAAAGATAAAAAAACAGGAAATATCAAATATAGTTTATATATACCGAGCGATAGAGATATTGAAGAACATAAGAAAAACCAGGACAAGTATGAGGAAGGGAAAATAAAATGGAATAAAAAAAATCCTAATCCTAAAAAAGGAGAATATTATAATGGAACAATACCGCCTTTAAAATATTCTATGAGCGTGTTTGAAGAAAATAATAAAGATTTGGTTTTATTGGTTTCTTTGGAAGATGGAAAATTTTATTTGAATACGGCGGAACATCCAGAATTGTGGATTGAGGATACTATAGTGGTTGATGCTGAGGACGAGGACGGTATTGTAATTACAGACGCGGATGGTAAAACGATGACTAAGGAGATTGGGTCGGGAGAATATGTTTTGAATTTTTATAATAAATATAATAATCCATCGGGAACAGTTGGACAAAAAGAAACTGATAAAGGAAGGGTTCCAGTATTCAATCATAAGTATTGGAAAAAGGTTCCTAAATACTATGACGATAAAAATTTTTAATTAAGAATATTTTATTATATATACAATATAGAATGTCAAGAAATTTCGATGGGATTATTATTGGTAAGCCACCATATACTATTAAACAATTAATAGAAAGAGAGGGCGGAACCGAGGAAGAAATAAGACAAATGGATCCAGAAGTTGTTAAACAAATAAGACAATCTTATGTAAAAGCGAGGGGTAAAATAAAACCAGAAAATATTTTAAAAGCCTATATAAAAGTTTTTAAAACAAGTTTTTATTACGCCCCCGATAAGGATATTGAAAAGCTTGTTAAAAATATGAGAATATTAAATAAAGCCCCTAATTGCCAAGTTGAGGATGAAGTAGACGAGAAAAAAGAACTTAAAGAATTTATAAAAGATTTAAAATATACACTTGGTGTGGATAGTTCGAGCGACGATGAACCTAAGAAAAAGGGAGAAGGTATTAAACGAGGACCAGGGCGACCTAAGAAAATTGTTATGAAGTCTTATTCGTCATCCAGTGATGAAGAAAGTGAAAAAATGGGTATGGGATTGAAGGTAAGACGAGGGAGACCTATAACTGTAAAGGGACATAAAAAGTGTTCTTGTGGAAGTGGGTTGGATGTTGAACCTTATAAAAAATTCTTTAATGCGATGAAGGCGAATACGGCTTTAAAATAACTTAAGGATATTTCTATACACTATATATATAAATGGGTTATGAAAAACATAAAAAGAAGAAAACGACTAAGGCTGTAATATATGACGGACTGAACGACGGACAGTTATACGGTAAGGTTATTAAAATATTAGGATGTATGCGATATACTATACTGTGTAATGATGGTATTGAAAGACTTGGGAAAACTTGTAATAAAATGAATAGGATAAAGGATAAGAGAATGGTTGTTGATGAATATGTTATTGTGTCTATGAGAGAGTGCGATACTAAGGATAAGAAGTGCGACATATTGGGATACGCTGACCCGCCGAAGGATGTTATTAAGTCTTGGGGGACTAAGGAAGAGTTTGAGGACGAAACCATTTTCATGACCGATAAACCTATAGTGGAAGAAGGAGCTGACGAAGAATTTAATATTGACGATATATAAAATAACTTAAGAATAATTCTTTACTCTATAGATATATAATAAATGGATGTGGATGATATTTTTACTGATGCTGATTTTGATATTTTTCTTGATAATTATGGAGACGATGATGATAACACTGAATGTTGTGTATGTGATGAAGAAAACGAAACTGTAACGACCCCTACGCCAATTACTGCGACCTTTACGGAAGAAGACCAGACTTACATAAGACAGGTTAAAGAAATTGTTAGTATGTATAAGGACTTATTAGGATTCGTGAATAATTGTTCTAAAGGATTATTGGAAACAAGTTTTTGTTATATTCGATCTAAAAAATATGTTAGTTATTTACTACTGACAGAAATAAGAAATATTATTGATGATAAACATTTTATTAAACAGAAGTATATAGATAGATACTATCAAATAAAAAGTATATACTTTAAATATGAACGGGATGAAGAATGAGTATGTTATATATTTAGTTTATATATATACAAAATGAAAAACAATTAAAGAAATACCGCCATATAATATTATAAGACAAAATAAGACAATATGCCAAGACAAGAAATTGATTATTTTAAAACTGTAATTTATAAAATAGTATGTATAGACTTAGAGATAGGGGATTGTTATGTTGGATCGACAACGGATTTTAGAAAAAGAAAAAATCAACATAAAACGCACTGTGGAACGAAAAATTTAAAATTATATCAATTCATAAATTCTAATGGTGGTTGGGATAATTGGGATATGATAGAAATTGAAAAATTTCCGTGTATGGATAGTAATGAACAGAGAAGACGCGAAAGATATTGGATCGAGGAATTGAAAGCCGAATTGAATATTAGAAGGGCTATTACTACTATAGAAGAAGATAAAATAAAAAACAGAAATAATTGTAAAAAATATAATATTATAAATGCCGAAAAATTAAAATTATATAGACACGAATATTACTTGAAACATAAATAAAGACTTTTTTTTACTTACATTATATAATACTATATATAATGACAGAACCAATAGTAAAATGTCCTTGGTGTAAAGTATATATAATTATCGAAGCCATAAACTGTTCAATTTTTCGATGTGGTATATTAAAAGAAACGGGACAACAGATAAACCCTCACGCCCCGAAAGAAGAATGTATTAGGCTAAAGACAGAAGACCTTATTTATGGATGTGGCGGACCTTTTAAAATTACTCAAATAAACGGTATTTATGAAACTGAAATTTGTGAATTCATTTAAAAATAATAAATAAATAAAAACAAATAAGAATATGACCTTACATAATAATATATAAAATGGACGCCCTTACTAATGACGTTATAGAAAACTATAAAGCTTCCCTATCGAGAGCCTTTATAAGTTCCAGATTGGATCACGAGAAAATTGAAAAATTATTGGACGAGAATAAGAAATTGAAGAAAGAAATAGAAGTTCTTAAGATTTCTTTGGAAAATACAGTAAGGATAGATATAGATAATCTTGTTATAGAGAATGAACGCCTAAAGGGACAGGTAAGAATGTTAAAATATGTTATAGACCCGATGAAAGATA